TGACAGCCGAAGGCAGGGAGGCGCTGGCGAAGCTGAGGAGCATATCCAGACCTTGACCCAGAAAGAACAGTGGATTCGCTACAAGGACCGGGTCAAGCTGGAGGACACCGCCCCCGAGAGGGCCTTCGACCAGTTAGCCAAGGGATTGAACCCTGTCAAGCCCCAGCGCCAGTCCATCATCGACGAGGACGGCCTCAGGTGGGACTTCCGCCCCGACAGGGAGGTCCGAGGATGCTGGGTCGAGATTCTGGGTCCCTACCACTGGACCTCGCGGGAGGAGGCCAAGACGCGCTGGCGCTCAAACCTGATAGTCAGGAAGACGGGCCGCAGGTTGCTCCTGATAGACGCCCCGCTACTGGAAGACAAGTCCCACTGGCCCTACGTCCTCAGGGAGCTGGAGAGGTTCCTGCTGGGGAGCGAGCCTTGGAAACGCCTATTTGCCTAGACTGCGCTACTCATGGAGTCGGGCGGCGGGTTCGTTCCTTCTCGTGCCGATGCGGTTGTCATAGCCCGCTGCCCGACAGTCTCTTTGCGTCGCGCTTCGACGTTCTGTTTGGTGAGCCTCAGAATCTCCTCGATTTTGCCGTTCATGGATGCGATTCGACCTTTCATGGTCTCATAGTCGGTCCGCATCTCTGGGATTGCCTGTTTCACTTGCTCGATTGAGCCGTTGATGCCCTCGAACCTGTCTCTCAGATGAGGGAAGGCTGATTCTAGTGTGCCTAGTCGCTTGTCGAACTGGTCTAGGTGGAACTTGAGTAGCTCCACGTCGCTGAGTAGCTTGCGTTCTTGCTCGGAGTTCATCTGAACATGTCGCGCTCGGCGTTGTCCTTGATTTCCTTGATTGTATAGTCGTAAACCAGCGACCTCAGCTTCTCGCTGACCGTGGTGCTCTGGGTGGCATAGAACTGGAACTTCTGGGCTACGCGCTTCGGAACCTTGGTGGACAGGACTACCAAGTCGGTGATGCCCATGTAGCGGGCTAGATGCTCCCAATCCTCGAACTCTTCGTCTCCTGTGTTCCTACCAGTCAAGTTCACGGTGGCGGTCAGGTCGTTCTTCTCGGCGAAGGCTAGGAGGTCGTCCACATCCCTGTCTCGGTAGAACTCTAGGTCCCCCTTCTCGTCGGCTGGGCCTGCCTCGCTGACATCGGACTTCGTGAGATACCAGTAGCCTTCCTTCTCTTTCGTGCCCTTCCGTCTGAAAGCGACGGCGGCACCCTCGTCTATGAGCAGGGTCTGAATCTGCTCTATCTGCTCCGCTGTGGGCTTCATGCGTCTACCCTAGTAGACCGAGAAGATAAACCTACGCCTTGCGATTTGACCCAGCCACAACGTTTCGTTCACATGGAAACTTATCTACCGAGCCAGCCCTAGCGTTGGTATTCGGCACGACCTAGACACGCTACCCTAGACCCGAGGGAGACTATGGCCGGGATGGACAAGAAGAACCAAGACCCGGACCAGCCCTCCGTCTTCGCTGGGAGCCTCGATGGGCCGCCGCCACGCCAAGCAGACAAGACGGAACTAAGAATCATCATCAAGGACTTGGGTAGAGGTTAGGTGGAATCGGAGGGAGGGGCAAAAGCTGATATACCAACATATACACTGTCAAGGCGTGAGCGTTGACCCAAGATGGACGTGAGGGAGGAACGGCAGAAGAGGCTTCTGAGCCTGTGGGAGGTAGGCGAGAAGATGGTCCGAGAAGACGGGTTCAAATCGACCCTGCTTTTCAACGCGCTTCTGAACTACTCGCAAAGCAGGTGGGGCGTGACAAGGCAGGTGGCGAAGGACTACGCGGACCTGACCTACATGAGGCTGACAAGTCAGTATGGGACATTATCAGCGACTACGAGTCCAAGCGGCCAACGGAACGAGAGCGCGAGCGAGAGCAAATCCGAGCCTACAACAAGCTCCACGGCGGCAACCCAGACGGGATAGTGGAAGAGGAATGAGCCTAGACCTCTACCTAGAGCCGCGCAAGGCCCTCGTCGTGACCATCTACCATTGTTCTCGCTGCGGCGTCAACCTGCACACCAAGGGGAGGCTCCAGGGCGAGGCGGTCGAGTGCGCGGGGTGCGGGGAGTGGAACCAGATATGAGCGAAGGCTACTACCTCATCCCCAACTGCGACCTATGCAAGCACCGACATCTTGTCAAGAAGGGCGGACGCTACGGGAGCCGACTGGCTGAATGTGAAGAGTGCAACTGCGGCAATCGGCAGGAAGTCGCATGACGTTCGAGTGCAAGGGCCTGTGTAAAGGACCAAGCGCGGCCATAGTCCCTCACGCCTACGGGGTCGCCAAGCGGTGCTATGTCTGCAACGTCTGGGTCGGCAAGTTCGACAGGAACCTGAGGTGCCCGTGCTGCGGCAGCCTGTATCGGACGACGAAGCGGAGCAACAAATGAATTGGGAGGACATCGAGATGCTGGCATGGTTCCTGCTCCTGTTCGGCTGGGTGGACGTGCTGGTTGACTACGCAAGAGACATGCGCCACTCACGGTGAGGACTATGAGAGCGGTTGCGAACCCTGCTGGGAGGCTTACAAGGCTTGGGAGAACCGCGTCCTCAAGGACGAGCCGTAGATTTTGGCTCCCAGTGGTTGCAACAAGCAAATTCCCGGTCGGGGAACCCCAGCAGGGAGCACCAGTATCCAGTCACCGACTTGTCGTCCTCCCGCATCCAGGGGCAGTTGAAGCAGCAGTAGGAGCGCAGGTCCGCGTGGTAGCCTTCCTTCTCGACATAGCCAGCCTGGAGCATGAGAGCGAGGTATTGCTCACGGCCAGCGGTAGGGAAGTCAGGCATCTTGAACGCTTAAGAGCAGAACAGGATAAGAGGTTTCGCCATGAATGACTACCAAGCTGCGAACCTGTTGGGGCTACTCAGCAAGTCGAGCGGGTTCAACAATGGGGATTGGTTCGGCGAACTGATGCACGAAGCGGCAGAGCTTCTCAGGAAGGACACCTACGAGAGCGGAAGGAAGCCAGCAGAGCCTTTCAAGGTAGCGAACAACTTCGGCGACGAGATAACCATAACGGAGTTCACGACCGAAATCAACGGGCACACATGGTCAGCATGAAGGGAGAACCCTAGCCCATGTGGTGCGAATCATGCAAGAAGGCGTTCAACTGCCCCGCCATCACGGTGAGCAAATCCACTTCACAACTTGTCACCGTCAACACCTTCGCCAGCACCACCTACAACATGGAGTCTAACTTGAAGCAGTTCGTCGTCAAGGTCGCCTGTCCCCTCTGCGGAGCCGGGATACAGCCGGGATAGAGCATGAAGGTCTTCGTAGTGACCGAGGGAGAATACAGCGACTTCGACATCAACAGCATGTGGTCTACCCGTGAGAAGGCACAAGCATACATCGACAAGCGGCTACCGTTCAAGAGCTACGGCGGTATCAACGAGGGAATCGAGGAATGGGAACTAGACTCAGTGGATGTGGGCAAGCAGGTCGTCTACACCACCGTCAGGATGAGCAAGGACTTCAAGCTCGTAGGTGGCGACTCTTACAACAAGCCAATCGAGCAAGAGGATGTCGTTTCACCGCCTGACATGGATTACAAGAGAGAAGGCTTCGGCTGGTATGACGAGCCTTACATCCACACAGGCCCCGCTTTCATGGACTACCACAAAGACCCGAATCCCGACCACGCAACTCTAGTCTGGACGGTCAAGACAGCCGACAAGGAGAGGGCCATCAAGGTCGTTTCTGAAGTGGTGGCGCAAATCATAGCGGCTGGCATCTGGGGCGATGAGAGCAGGACTAAGGAAGCCTTCGGCAAGTAGCCCTCCAATACCACTCTCCCTGTTCATGTTCCAGCCTGGCGCCCATATTGCAATTCCTGCAAGAACTCTCGAAGCGATAACAAATCCTTATGTGCAAATGAGAGCGTTTTCACATGAGAATCGCAAACAACACATGAGACAGTATCATTTCATACACAATCGTATCATTTGTTCACATCGCACCGTATCACATGGGAATAATCAATCGTATATACTGGGGTATGTCTAGCGTATATCATGCCTTATCGTGACGGGTCTAAGAAACGCGAGTATCAACGTCGGCTGATGTGGGCCAAATATCATGTTGCAGACGGGTCTAAGGAAACCAAGCCTGCAGGGTCTAAGAAACCGTCATGGTGGATTCGCCGGACCTGGGGGCACACCTACGGGTCTAAGATTCGCTGAAACCTCGTTTTCACTCGTTTGCATGGTCCCTTGTTGCTGGTCCCTCGCTGGAACTCGGTCCCTGAGCGCTTCATGTTGTTGTAAACCTTAGCATTTGCATAGTGAAAACGGCAATACGTTCACATGAAAACGGATGGAAACGCCACCAGTTGACGCTCACCGTTAGCTTTCACTACTAAAGCACACCGACTTAGTAGCTTGCGCGACTAGTGAAACTAATCGACCTCTTTGAGTTGCTTTGCTTTTGAGACTGGCATCCCCCACTGAATCTCATCGTGAGTCGGACATAGCTTGTCGGGAATCCAACCGTAGACTAGCTGTGGGATTTGCCAATGTAGAGGCTGGCAATAGCATGTGTGGACTGGCTCCCAATGAAACGAGCACCCACAAGCGAAGTAGAGCCATAGGTCTTTCTCATGGACTTGTTTCGCTCTCATGCTGTAAGCCCCGAATTGCTGACGACTACCCGCTGGATGTGGTGAAATGGGTATTCCCTGACGTGCTGGACGTAGTCTGCCTCGGTGGTGAAGACGGCTCCGCAGTCGGCGCACCTGTTGGCTGGTATGCTGATGGGTGGGTTCATGCTCCCGCCTCTGGGTATGCTCTCTCGTAGCGGGTGAAGAGCAGAGATTGATTGACGCCTGGTTGCCATGCTACGGTGAAACTTGGTTGCTTCACGTTCTTGCTGCCGTATGTCCAGGGCGCTAGGATATAGACGATTGGCGCGACTCGCAAGAGCTCTTTCATGGCTGCCGCTACATGTTTTTTCCATGCGGCTGTCCAAGGCAGGTCTCCCACGGCTGCGGAGAATGAATTGCTCTTGAATGGTAAGCCTTGGGTGATGTCGCAAACGATGTCTGGTTTGACTTCAGCTCTGATGTCCACATTGACGGTGCCGAAGTGGTCATTCGCGCAGCACACATGAAGTAGAGGGCGCTCAGGTATGGTGTATTCAATCCTCTCAATGTCCCGAGCTCCCTTGCTCATGGGCGCCGGTTTCCCGATTAGCCACTTAGTCAATTTCACTCCCTCCCCCAGTTTTGGGGTGTCTGGATGACACGGTTGCTGTAGCCAACCCCGCTAACCGTGAAACAGTGAGTCCAGCGGCCCTCATGGGTTGTAGGTCTAGTGTTGCCTAGTGTTGTCGTGAATAGCACCCCTTGACTACGCAGTCGGTGATGTCCACCCAGCCTGTGATGATGTCGGGCTTGAGCTCGTGGCCCTTTGGACAACGCTTCATGCTGAGTCGTCTCCGTAGTCGTCGCGTATTCTGACTTCTTGAGACGGCTCCCAGTGGAAACCTTGGTCTCCGAATGTCCCGACTTCGACGCTTATGGCTGTGTGCTCAGGTGAGAGGATTTGCTTGACTCTCAGGTGCGACTCCTCAACCAGTGGATGCACGAAATTGCTCATGCTGTCTCACCGTTCCCCAGCTTCGGCAGCTTCCCATGCTCTTCGAGTAGTCGGCTGATGATGTCGTTGTAGGTCTCGCCCTTCTTGCCGATGGCCTTGAGGCGGTCTCTCGTGGCGATGTCCAACTGGATTACTCGGACGGTCATTTCGACTGGTCAACCTCCCTGATTTCCACATCTACCATGTCGCGGCCTTCGATTGACCTGTGGGTGAGAATGAACTCCATGCCGTCAACGGTGAACTTGCCGAACGCACCGTATGACATGAGTTGCTTGGCTTTGTCTCCGTAAGCTGTCAGCGTGGTCATTTCACAGGTCATGCTCCTGTTCGTAGATTGCTTGCTGGACGAGTTGACAGTCTGATGAATGGCTCACGCCGTCAGGACTGTCTGTCTCAGGGTTGTGCGTTCTCCAGAACTCGTCGATTGCGCCACAGGTGCATTCGGTCATGCTGTCTCGGCTCCGTATTTCGCCTTCAACTGAGCCTCTGCTTGCTCGACTTGCAGTAGGGTCTGTCCGACGCTTTCGCCGTGGATGGAAATCTCCCAGTTGAACCCCTTGCTGTTCTTGGTCAAGGTGATGTGGACTGGTTCGGCGATGGTCGAGATGACCTTCGTTCGGTTCTCGTCTGGTTGCGGTGTCATGCCCATCTGTTAGGAATAGCCACTATATACAGATATAGGCAACTAGCATGGTCAAACCAAGAGGTAGACTGAAACTAATCACGCGGCTGGCTTGGGTAGTGGCGGCGGCCCATACTTCGGCTTCAGCCCCTCGCGTTCGCCCCAATAGACGCTCAGGAACCGCACATCCTCCTTCAGCCCAGCGAAGACTCGATGATAGGTGTCTCCACGGACTACCAGCATCTGCCCAGCCTTCACCTCATAGGTGCGCTCGGCAAGCTGGATGAGGGCGTCTGAATAGAAACAGTAGATTTCAGGCGAAGCGTGGGAGTGTCCTCTGGTGGACTTGCCCTTGTGAAGCTCGGTAGTTGAGAGGGTTAGTGGTTCTAGTCCAGCAATCATGTAGTCGAGAATCCTGTAAACGTCGGAATCAGCAGAGACGATGGTTCGGGTCTTGATGTTGTGGACGCTCAACCAGGCATCACGGTCGAACAGCTTAGAGAAGTCGTCCCTGAGGCTGTGTAGAATCCGATGTGCCACTCAAGGTCTGTCGATGTGCTGAAGTATCTGTGACAGCCCGAGATGCAGTTCCATGTCGAGCCCACGCCCACGGTGATGCCCTCGGTGTGCTCCGGCGCGAGGATGAAATGGCTTCCACCTGATGAATCGAACCAGACTTTCGCCTGCAAGACGCGGTTCACAAACTTGGTCGAGCAACTTGAATTGCCAGCAATCTCGCGTATCGTGAAGTTGTTGCCTGCTTCCCAGCGCATTATACTGTAATCAGTATTCGATAGCTTCCTGTGGACGACTTCGCTCATTTCGCATGACCGTTGTTGTATTGTTTCTGTAGCTTCAACGCTTGGTTCTCAAGCTGTCTCATGGGATACAGGATTTCATTCGTCCACTGATGCTTCTCAGGCCCATCGGGCAGGGATTCGAGCCAGAACTGCATGTTCTTGATGCCAGACTTCAATGAGAGGACGACATGCTCCCTCACGTTGACCTTCTCGTCAATCTTCTCCTTGAACACGAGAGGGACATCAGGGAATTGCAACGCATGATGAGTGGCTTGGTCTACCGAATAGCCTGCCTTGACCGCTGAGACGGCCTGCCTCGTCTTGACCACATCCAGCCCCAGCGAAGTGACCTTGTCCATCATCTCGGTCATCTTGGCCGTGTCCAGAGAAGCTATGGCCTCCGCATGAGAGACGCTGACCTCTCCGATTATAACATGGTTAAGATTCTGGTCGCCCAGCTTGAGGATGCTCAGTCTGGCGCTTATCTGGCCCTGAGTCAAGCCTAGCCTTGTCGCTAACTCGGTCTGCGAGCCCCAGCCGTTGTCGATGCAGTATCGTTTGTATGCCTTCGCCTCCTCGACGGGGTCCATAGAGCGGCGCTGTATGTTCTCCATCAGGGCTATCTCGAACGCCTCCTTGTCGCTGAGTTCTCTCACCGTCGCTGGCACGTCAGTCCAGCCCAGCTCCTTGACCGCTATGAACCTGCGAGAGCCCGCCACGACCTCGAAGTGGTTGTTGACGGGCCTAGCAAGGATTGGTTCAATCAGTCCTTTCTGCTGGATGCTGGCTTTCAGGTCTTCGAGCCCGTCCATCTTCTCGCGCAACTGATACTTGGCTGGCCTGAGCTTGGATAACGGCAACAGTTGGACCTGAAGCTGTTGGGACAGAGGCTAACGGGTCAGTGGATTCGTGGACAGACTACTTAAAGAAAACAGATTCAGCAATCCCTCTCCCAAACGAACAGTTTCAGCCATCTCCTCACCGTATAAGCCAAGTCATCAACCCGTGCCTCGATGATGAAAACCAGAACATATCGAATCCTGATTGCCGTCCTTGCCACATCTCTGATTGTCTCCACCGCTACAGCGACCGCACTCTACACCATGACGATTCCAGCCACAGTGACCATCGACTCGTCGGCCTGGACCCTGTATTCCAACTCGGCCTGCACGACCCCAATCACTTCTATCAGCTTCGGCTCGGTGGCGGCTGGAGGCAACTCGTCGGTGGTCCTCTGCATCAAGAACACAGGCCCCTATGACCAGTATCTCACATCCAACAGCGTGACCTCCACCTTGCCAGCGTCTGTCGGCTCTGTGGCTGTGACCTCGCTCGGCACCTTCTCGCTCCCCCTCGAATTTCGTTCGGGGAACACCGCGCCAATCACTTTGACCCTCACAGCCCTGCCGACGGCGCCAATCGCCACGGACAGCTTCGACATCTCCATAGCGGCGTTCAGTTCGTCCACAGGGTAGGCATCGGTCTCAGGACTGGTGCCTGCCTTCCCCGTTTTCAGCTTAAAGCGACGATGTAGGTATCATCGGTGTTTACAAGTTGTATGTTGGCGCCGATGAATTTCTGTATCCATACATAGCCTCTCGCGCTGAGAGCACTTCCTGACACAAAGATGCAGTATCGATACCACCGATTCTGGGCTGTGAGCCCATAGATTCCTAGCGCATTAGGCGCGATTACGACCCCACTTGTGGCGGCAGAAGGGGCATTAGACAACAGCAACCCAGTTGGAGTAGCCCCCTGCCCGAAGTAATCATGCCATTCGATGAGCCAAGGACCAATCAGAACCTGTCCGCTGATGCTCTTGCTGAGAAACACGTTCTTGTAGGTCGGACCTACGAGGTTGTAGTATTCTATCGAATATAATGGAGAAACATAATGTGTAGGGGTGCCCACCTGATAGATGTTCGACCATGCTCTTCCTCGATAGAATCCGCTCTGCAGGACAGCGCCGTTGTTGTCAGTGTATGTCGTGTTGCTCCCTGAGACTATGGCTATCAGGTCGAGCATGAGTTGCCCCGAGACGTTCGTGGACGCTGGCAGGTCTGTCGCGCCGCTCCACCTCCAGATGAAATACCAAGTAGGGTTCTCTGATGCTCCCACCCATGTCACCTTGTTGCCGAGCGAGGTCTGACCGCTCAACGACATCGTAGTGTTGTAGGCGGGGCCGATGTCCGACTCCCAGCCTGAGAGCAGGTAGGTCGCGGCGTAGCTCATGTTCTGTCCTGGGACGAAAGTGCCTGTCGATGTCGTCTGGAACACGAAGTTGGGCTGGTCGTTGTTGTATGTCTCGCCTATCAGCTTGATTACTCCAGAATAGCGGTTGAACAGGAGGTTGCTGAATGTCACCGTGCCTGAAGCGAGAGCACCGTTCAGGAAACCGCTCATGTAGGCCACCACAGTCAAGCTGAGAGAATCTGTGTTGGGTGATGAGTTGCCACCAGTGATGAGCCCAGACGCTCCAGAGATGGACACCTGCCATGTCATCGTGTAGGTGGATTCGTTGGTCGCCGTGAGCGGGACGGCCCCCGCATTGGCTCCGCTGAACGCTATGCCAGAGTAGTTGCTATACCACGCGGGGGGGTTGTTGAGAGAGCCGACGAACCAGAGCGACCCCGACCAGTTGTTCATTATGTTGATTGGCAGGACTTGGGTGAACGGGTCTTGCAGTTGGAACCAGTCCATCACTATCGGGTTCTGGCCGTAGGGCGTCAGCGAGAATATCCCTGACATCTACACTCCGCTCGCTACGGCGTAGCTAATAAAAGGAACGAAACCCCGCACGTTCGAGTTCAGGTTGCTGGAGTAGTCCACGAAGGGAGCGTAGCCGTAGAGCGCCACTAGCTCGTTAGTCGAGTAGTCCGTGAAGGGCGTGAACCCCTGTATCGCCACCAGTATCGAGTAGCTGTAGTCTATCCCGACCTGTCCGCTTAGGACGAACGGCGGAGGTATGAGGCTGACCTCACCAGACAAGACCCCCTTCAGCACCCACTCGTAATACGGGTAGCCGTGCGCTTCCCTGTAGACCGTCCTGAGAGACTCGAACATCACTCCTGTTCCACTAGGTATGAAGTAGTATCCTGAGTTGAAGCTGGGCACATGGATTTCGTTGTAGAAGCCTATCATCCCCGAAAGAGTAGCTAGACCAATATCTGCTCCGCTCTGGTAGAACTGGCCGTGAATCTCTATCCTAGCCTGAGGCTTGCCGAGGTTCTCGACCGGCCCGCCCTCCATGCCGGGGACGGTGTGCTCCACCAAGTAGCGCGAGCCCTTGAAGATGATGTGCATCGCTCCGCTGAGTTCCTGACCGCCGATGACGGGGATTCCGGCGCCGCTCCAAGTGGACATGGCCTAGCCCGTGACCATCGTTTGGTTGAACTGAACGCCGCTGATGTTGATGTAGCCCGACACCGACGGGGTCGAGGGGAAGCCGCTCAGGTAGGGCGCGTTAATCTGCTGGGACTCGTCGGGAACGTCTCCCGTGCTGATGCCGCTTAGGTTGTCGAACATCGCCACGGTGAAGCCCGAAGCGTTGGAGGCGTCACCCATGAGCCCGAACAGCCAGAGGCCCGACGAGGCTTTGAACCCCGGATTTATCGGGAACCAGTTCCAGCCTGACCTTACGGGTTGAGACGCCGATTGCCCCACGAGCGTAGCGGTGTTGGGGTTGCCGCCCGAGTAGACAGCCACTTGGAGGTGCCCCGAGGCGACCGAGTTGACGAAGACGCCCAGCGAGTTGATGCGCTCTCCCTTCTGCGTCCCCGACAGGCGCCAGTAGTAGGCCCATCCGCTGAAGTAGACCCCAGAGTTGTATGGGAACGTCTGGGTGCCCGACGAGTTGCCGTAGGTCGCCGGGGTCGCGCCTCTCAGGTCTAGGGTGAACGGGTAGTATGGGTAGCCGTGGCCGCCCTCGAAGCCGAAGGTCTCCTTCTCTATTTGGAAGAACCCGTTCTCGTAGAGGACAGGATAACCCGACAGGTTGCTCCACGTGGACTCCAATACCAGCAGTTGCGCCCCGCTACCTCGGATGGCCTTCAGGTAGGACTGGGCATCATCAGCATTTACCCCGTAGTAGGCCGTCCCCGAGAGGACAGCACCAGCGAATCCAGTAGCATCAGCCGCCAAGATGCCCTTCAGTTGGTAGGTAGTCTGCTTCGAGCCGAGATACTCGACGATGCCGCCTTCCTTCGCCGGAATCGCGTGCTCGATGACATACATGTCGCGGCGGCCACCATCAATCTTAGTCAAGTTGACTCCAGAGCTGAATGTGAACGGCCCAAACGCTTGAAGTGGCATCTATCGACTCCCCAACCATCCTGCGGCGGCTTCGTTGATTTGAACCATGCCTTTGCCAGTCCGAAGGTTGTGACGAACCGAATCATGTAGAGTGTTCGGGATGTAGATGCCGATGTTCGTCTCTAGGTGGTGGAGATGCGAATTGGGAAACCACGAATTGAGAGTGAATCGTATCGGCATACCGCGTCGCTTGGCCTTGCGTTTGCTTTCATAGTATCTGATTGTGTTGGGATGCGCCTTTGCCCATGCACGATAGCGTCTTGCCTTCAGCCACTGTGGTTCTGGGTGTGCTAGGCGCGACTTGCGATGCATCTCTTGTATTCGCTCTGGATGCTCTCTTGTCCATTTCTTGACTTGCTCTTTTGCTTGTTCGAGATGAGCGAGTCGCCATAGTCTGGTTCTCTCACAGGCGATAGCCTTCTTGCAGTCTGGACAATGCAACTGATGATTGCTATGCCGTTCAGTTTCTTTTCCACATCGCTTACAGATGAGTCCGCCTATCTTGGTGAGGTTGACCCCGCTGGTGAATGTGAAGTTTCCGAATGATTGGAGTGGCATTTTATCTCACTAAGGGGTATATCCAACGTAGCCAGTCGGGAGGTAGTCAGAGCGCCTCGACACCGCAGGAGAGTCAATCACGGGCAACTGGTAGTCGATGATGTTGGCCCCGCTATAAGCCGTCAATGCCGAGGTGCCCGAGAACCACGGGTAAGCCTGAATTGTAGTCTCGAAGCCCGTGTGGGTGTCGTAGTCGTGCTCCACCGAGGTGGCTCTCCAGTAGTAGAAGGTCTGTCCCGAGCCCGTGTTGAGCGTCGGCGCGTCGATGACGAATATCTGCCCCGGCTTGACCCCTAGTTGATAGCTGAAAGACTGCGCGGGGTTGTCCCTCACCACCAGCTTCGCCACCTGTTTCGGCGCCTGCCTCGCCAGCAGCTCGCTCGTTATGATTCCCGAGGCGTCAAGGTCCGTGGTCATGTAGGGATACTCGAAGGTCTCGTAGCGGGCTCCGTATTCGGCTATCGAGCCGCTGTTGTATATCTCGATGGGGCTGAACGGGTAGGAGAACGAGAACGCCATCTGGTCCACCGCCGCGCTCCAGTTGTAGGGCGCTCCCGCCTGGGAGACCTGCAGGATGAACTGGACGACATCTATGGCGTTCATGTTCGGCAGGCCGGAGAGCCCAACACTCCAGACGCTTGAGTTGAGGATGCCCCCCGAGCCGAAGATGACGAGCGACTGAGGAGCCCACCCTGACTGTCCCGTGGTGCTTATCGGTGTGCTGGTGTAGATGTTGCGCCCGCTGGTGTCGTAGAGGTAGACATAGAACTCCGACGAGCCGGGGGCGTTGTTGAAGACCTGATAGAAGAGGAAACCGAGGGCGACGCCGTATCCCACCCCGCCAGAGTAGACCACGTTGAACTTGTTGAGAGGCAGGTTCTGCCAGCAGTTGAACTGCAGGGCGAACGAGTTGTTGGTGACACCCGTGGCTCCGCTGTAGCCAGTCGCCATGATGGAGATGAGTCCTGCGTTGGTGCCAGGAGTGAAGCCGCTGAGTGCCGACGAGAGGAACCCTTGGACCTTGCTCCCCGAGAGCGGACCAGGAGACAGATAGCCCGAGTATGTCGTCACCCAGTATCCGCCCGACAAAGCTGGGATGTCGGTGAACGAGTCGCCGTCCAGCGGGTATTGCGTCCAGACCGGGAACTGCCCCACGATTATGTTCTTCAGCATCGTGGTGTCCAGCGGTATGTTGGCCGTGACTATGTTGTTGAGAGGCGCTCCGCTGGTCCCTGCAGGATAGAACTGGAATACCACCCCCGACGCGAAAAATTCGTTGGAGCCCGAAGTGAAGATGTGAATATCCCCTGAGACTCCCACATAGGACTCGAACTGGACCTTGTTGCCGGCGACATCTATGGGGACGGCCATGCGCGTCATCTTCTTGAGCACGTCGCCGGCGTATTGCCGCTTGACCTTGATGGCGTTCAGGGGCATCCAGTAGTTGTTGTTGAGGTCTCCGCCTAGCGCCCCGCTGTCCGGGTAATACCAAGTCCTGTAAGCCGCGTTGAACCCTGACACCACCATGCCGCTGAAGTATGGCTTGAAGCTGAACAGTTGGCCCGAGGCCGCGCCCGTGTGGTCTGACGCCGTGCCGTAGAACTGCGACATGAAGCTGGCTACCGTCACCCCGCTGGACAGGTTCGCCCCGCTCACGAACAGCACCAAGTCCTGCCCCGTGGATGTCGCCATGCCCTGGTCGCCCGACTGCCTCAGCACCGACACCACCCCGAACCCCGATGTCTGGCCCGACAGCGGCGCCACCTGCAGGGCGGAGGGAATCCTAGCGTCTGGGCTCAGTAGCCCCAGCAGTTCTTGGCCGAAATCGTAGGCGAAGACCTTGGTGACTGAGCCGCGGTCGTAGGTCACTTCGTTCTCCGTCCGCTCGATGGTGCCTCGGAAGGCGGTCTCCACCACGCTGTTTCCCAGCATGGCGTCCAACTGCATGACGGCGTTCCCCGAGACCGTGAGCTGGGAGAACTGGCCCGTGGGGTTGGCGAGCGAGAACTGGAGCGACCCCACGGTGTCTGAGTTGCCCATGTTGAGCCGCATTATCTGGTGGTCGGTGTCCATGCTCCCGCTGACCGAAATTCCAGAAATTATCGGGTTGAAGGTGATTGTGCTCATCTGGCTAACCCCTGTAGGAACCCAGCGAGCTTGCGAAGGCGGCTGGCGAGGCCGCACCGGGCACGTTCACGTCGCCGTAGACGTTGATGTTCGTCCCCGTCGAGGCCCCGCCGCTGGGGTTCAACGCCCCGCTCGATATTGCCGCCGCTATCCCGAGGGCCGCTATCAGACCAATCCCTGACGCCGCCATGAGGGCCAAGCGGGACGATGTGAGGGCGTTGGTCGTGGCCGTCTGGGTGACGTAGCTCGCGCTGAGTTCGGCTGAGACTGCGGTGGCCTCCTCGTCGGACAGTATCACGCCGTCCATCGACGCCGACTCTTGGACCTGCGCCGCCGTGAGGGCCTGCGTATCCGCCCCGAGGTTGAGGTATTGGACGCTCGCCGCCTCGGTCGTCGTCCCCAGCTTGGTCATCATGCTCAGGACCTGCGGAATCGTAGTCGCCGCGGCCATCGCCAGTCTCATGTAGTATTGGTCGGTAGCCCTGCCCACGTTGTCCGTGGCGACCTGTAGCTGTTGCTGTGCGAGGACGGCTTGGACGGAACCAGCACCATACTTCTGAACCGCCTCCGTCAGCCGCTCCTGCGCCATCGTCTGCTGCATCTGGGTGGACTGCAGCCTTTCACTGGCGGCGTCAATCATCATAAACGCCGCCATGCCTGTCACCCCCATCCTCATCGCCCCGCCTCCCATCCCAGCCATCGCCGAAGTGGACGCTCCTACCGAGCTGTTGATGTCGCCCGTCGCGGACGATACTGCGTCAGAGGCTTGTTGCGAAGCCGACTGTAGGCTACTGGCGTCGCCGGTGTAGGTGACTGGGATTTCGGACATCTATCGCTTCAGCCTCTCGTTAGCCCTGTTCCACCACGCCAGCACCGCCTGATAGTCCGACTCGGGGAGCGCGGCCACCTGCGAAGGCGTCATGTGCATCAGCCCGAACCAGAGCTGGCCGTAGCCGTGTCCCTCATCCGTTGCGAAGTAGTCGTTCAGCTTCTTGCCCAACTCCAGGGTCATGTTGCTGGTTGACATCACGAAGTAGAACGCTGGGTCGATGTGCTCTGGGTGCTCCACCGCGAAGGACTTCCACCTGTCGGGCTCCAAGCTAGTCCTGACGAGCAGGGCCTCTTTCATCCTCCTGAACGCCGACTCCTCGGCAGAGTCCAGCGGCAGCGGGTCGGGCTTGCCGTCCTTGGTGTGCAGGAGCTTGAAGAAGAACGGCAGTCTAGTCAGGAGCGTAAGCTCGCCATGCCTCAAGCGGTGAAACTTGTAGGTCGCCTTCTCCGCGAGGTAGACAACGGGACGTTCGAAGTTGGGGTCCTCGATGTGCGACAGTATCTCTTGAGAAGCGAGCCGTTCTTTCGTCAGGAGCGCCCGCAGGTCATCGAAACTCAGCTTATTCCCACTTGCGACATTATCCATGATTGCACGTATCCTGCTAGGTCGTTGACCGTGTCCTCGGTAGCCTGCTCAAGAACCGCTCTCCCCTCCATGCGAACCGAGCCCGTCTCTAATATCTGCGCGTATGGGGCTAGGCAATCGACCATCACCGACATGTCGTCAATCTGGACATCATACCAGCCAGTAGAATACTCCCCGGTGATGACGTTGTAGAGGGTCTGCGACAGCATCAGCAAGTCGGGCATCACTATCGCGTCCACGGCCTCTTTCAGCCCTTCGCCTAGGTTCGAGATTGCCGATTGGACTGACTCCTGCATGGCGTCGAACTGGCTGGTATCCACCGTGATGACGATGGACATCGATTGCCCCTAGCTCTGGCTTACAGTTGGTGCCAGTCCCAGTATGCCTTTCGTCTTGAACATCACGGCTCCGTCCTTCGTGAACTTGTGCTCGAAGTCCGTGAACTTGCCCGAGGCCGTCCACGTCCTAGCTCCCGACAGCGTCGCAGTAGTATCGGACTCCCTCCATGTGAAGCCGTAGGTCGAGACGACGCCTGAGGTGATGGCTATCAGGTTCTCCCAGCGGTTGTCAGGGGAGCCTATGCCGTCTAGCGTGACCTCGCCGTGGAAGACCCCCGTTCCCAAGTATGGGTTGTTGGTGCCGGTCACGACTTCCTCGTGTATCTTGTAGCCCCACTTCACGGTGATGTCAGCTATCGCGGCGTAGGTGACGCCTGAAATCGTGATGGTAGTCTGCGCGGCCCAGAACGTCTGCGTCCGGTCGGGAGGCGAAATCGCCATAGTCTACTCTGGGTTGAAGGCTGTCGCTCTGCCTTAAAGAACTCTATGTGAGTCTCGTGGGCTGATGTCCCTTGGCGTAGCAGGCTTGGATTGCCTTGGTGTCGCGGATGTCCATGTCCCCACAGTGGACGCACCTGAGGAAGACGGTGGCCTTCTCTCTGCCGCCTGTCTTCTCGATAGAACGTTTCAGCGAGTGTCCCAATCCGGCGCATCTCAACAGCTTTGACCTGTTCGCAAGGTCGATGTCGATGTTCTCGGCCTCGCAGTGCGCCTTCCCTCTGGTCTCATACCGCCACCAGTTGGCCTCTCTGAGCGCCGTCCAGTTGTCTCCCGCGCCGAGGGCCTTGCCTTCGGCCTCTGGGCTGTATGGGTCGTATTCCTTGTCAGTCAGTTTCAATCACCTTAGCCACCTGTCGCCCAACCAGAGGCTTATGGGCTGTGATGTCTCCACAATCACAAACCCACAATAGCGGCTTCCATTCATGGGCGTGATAATCGCCAGATACTATCATGTCTTCTTTGTCGGTCATTTCCAATACCTGCTCTTGCACTTGGGGCACATCTTCGGCTCGCCTTCAGTCCTTGGAATCCATTCGTAGGAACACTTTCGGCACTTCAGCTTCATGCCTCGCTCTTACCGATGATAAGTATATTAACCCTTCTTACCGATGATAAGAACGCACATGATGGTAAGCACGAGCCAATCAAGCGTCGAGCAAACAAGTAATCATCACATCCAGTCATCCACTCAAGCAGTTAGCTTAGCAGGCAAACAGACAGACTCGCTCTCCAAGCATGATGCCGTGAAACACGCAAGGACGGTGATTCTATAACATGGATTACAAAAACGACTTCAACAAACTAGACGACCAATGGTATGAATGGCAACTGAAAATCGACAGGCTCTACGCCAGACAGGATGAGGCCAACACCGAGTTCTACAAGGGCAAGGAGATGATTCGAGTCATACAGGAGCGCACGACGGACTTCGCGCAGGGTAACGAGAAGCGCAAACGAGACACATCCACAAGGACGACCCAGAAAATCTCCAAGGTCAAGAACGACATCCCCCTGCATAAGTTCGAGGTCAAAGACGGCACCCTCATCGCTCCGCTCGCGGGGCACTACGGCATCATCAAAAACGGATTCGCAAGGGTCATCAGCGCGATGGGCAAGGCGAAATACTGGGCTCCACCAGTGGACTTGCTCACGGTCTACGGCCCCCACGGCGAGGACAACGGCACTCCAATCGGCAACGCCCCAGCAGACAGAATATCAGTGGAAATGCAGACAATGCACAGCAAGAGAGACGACGGCAGGATGGTCATGGTTCCCGTCGTGTGGGAAGTGGTGGAGAACCGTGGCCCCTTCTCGCTCTTCCTGAAGCAGAACGCCATCTGTCCTCTCGGCCCAAAGGAAATTCAGGCCATCATACACGGCATGGGCAGCATCCCATTCGGCCCCAACAAGCGCGGTAGCGTCTCGACAACGACCTTCAGGGAGACAGACGCGCCCAAGTGGGCCACCTAGACAATCGCACACCCACTCAGCCACACAGCTACACATTCAGCCACGCAGCCAGACAGTCGAGCCTACGACCAGGCAGGCGCTCTCGGGTGCCTGCCTCCTTTTTGTTTAGAGCAAGTATCTGACTCGGTATTGTAATTCGCCCCTCGCAAAAGTCGCCAAGGCCAACGGATGGGTCTCACTCAGGAACCTCGGCGTCGGAATCCCAGTGTGGTTCCCCGACAGGTCCGAGCCCCAAGCGTATCCTGACACAGTCAACTTGAGGTCGCCAATCCTCTGCTCCACTATGGCTATGCTTGAGCCTGAATCTGTGACACCTGAAGATGTGGCCGTGACATCATGGTGATACACCTCGCATGTGACCGTGTCCGCTACCTCGGTGTAGAAGGAATTGGTGTAAGGCACACCCATGCTCCGCGAGAGCCTGAGCCCGATGAAGTCGGTGGGGCCCGAGACCCTGAACGAAGAGAGGGCATCGCCTGAGTTGACCACTCTAGCCGCCGTGATGTAGGAGTTGCCCGAGACCACGAGGCCGGACTGGATGGCGTTGAGGAATATCCTGACAGTGTCGGGGGGGCTAGTGGATAAGGTAGCCCACCACGAAGAGCAAGCCGCCCAGCAGGGGCATCACCACCGACATCCTTGCGACCGTCCTCTCTAGCGAGACTATCGACTTGTTGTTGAGGACGACCGTGTCCTTGAGGTCGCGCATGGATGTCTCCAGCGTTGACAGTCGGTTCTCCACCACCAGCTTGTAGGACTCCTCGCTCATCCTCCGAAGTCCCTCGCCTGTGAAACGTCCCAGTAGGACACGGGGTTGCCGTATTCGTCGAAGCCTTGGGGTTGCGCGCTGTTGTAGACGAAGAACCACGGATGCAGCATTTTCAAGTATTCCTTCGCAATCATCAAATGGTTCCGAATGAAGTCCTCGTAGGTCTTCTGCTGCGCGCCCTGCCTCGATATGGCGAGCCCCTGCGCCGTGACGTTGAAGCCGTCCGTGATTGTCAATCCAGCGAGGTTAGCAGCTAGAACCCCTGCCGCGTATTGGACTTCATACTGCTTGACCCACTGGTTGCCGAGGACGCTCGGATTGGAGCTGGGGCCGCCCACGCCTGTCCAGCCTTGGAGGGAAGCGTTGGCTTCTTGAATCTTCGAGTAGATGACCCCCGAGGCGACGTTGGAGTTATTGAAAAGCGTGAAGACGGCTCCCGACTGGGCTAGGAACTCGTTGGCGACATCGAAAACGGTGGCTACTGTCCCCAGCGACATAAGAGAACGGATAGCCCTGTGAGGTTAAAGGATTTCCACCTGAGGCTCGGCCGGCTTGCAGTTCTCGCAGATAGTCGCTTCCTTCATCACCGGCTCCCTGCACACGAGACACTTCGGTCGATACTGCGCGTCCCACTTCGCATACTTGCGGAACCATGCTTTGTAGTTGTTTCCCCTTGCTATGTATCCGCATCTCGAACATCTGGCACCCCAACTGTCGTTGGACCTCATGCTGAAGCCCGACCGCTCCCACGCATGGTTGCAGTCTCCAGAGGACTCGGCCCAAGTAGCCTTGGCGACAGGGATGATTGGCATCCCACAGCGAGTGCAGAACTTGGCGCCGTCCTTCCAGTCCTTCCACTGGTGCTTGTGCTTTTTGGCCTTCAGCGCGTCCTCAAGTCGGCGAGGCTTGCGAAAAGGAGCCATAGCAGACCTGCTGTTCGGGCAGAGTGTAGGCGCCGCTCAGGGACGAGCCGATGTCGGGCCAGTAGAGCGTAGGCAACTAGATAGGTGCCTCGTCGATTAGCTTCTTGAGGGCTTGCCTGAGCCGTTCCGCGCAGACCTCACCAAGTCGCTCCCCATCGAACTTCGGAACCTCATGCTCTCCTATCTTCTGGGTGGTTTCCTTCATGGTCGAATGGGTGGCGCACTCGAACATCACCATCCCGAGCCCGTTGAAACCTATTCGTATCTTGCATGGTTCTTGCTTGACTGGCCTGCTCAGTGTGGCTGATTCGCTCATCCGACGACGACCTTTTCAACCTTCGGCTGAACCCATGTGCCGTCCTTCTTGACCCAAGGGCCACTCGGAAATGGGCCATGTTTTGGACAGTAAATCCACTGAGAGACTTCGCGTTCCTTGAATTGCAGTTGGCCCCCACCCTCGTTCTCGTCGGTCTCGAAAATCATCTTCTTGACCCTCGCCACGATGAGCTTCATCCTGCACTTGGAGCCGTTCTCCTGCTTCACGCCGCATGATTCTGTGATTTGGAACTGCATCGGCGTCTTGCCGCCTTCGCCCTGCGGTGGTTCTGCCGTCCACTCTCTGGGCTCCCTCAGGAACTTCAGCTTGGTGGGCGGGTTGTCCCTAGAAGAGACTGGGCCTATCACGAGGTCTGGCCCCACCTTCACGCCTATGCCCTTGTTGATGGCGTCCGTCAGGTCGATTATCTTGATGATGGGTCGGTCAGGGTCGGGTTTCTCAGACATGGACTCTCAGGGAGAGGATGCGCGTATTTGAGCGTTCTATATCTGTCTGCCTGCGTATGTCACTAGGAGGTTGTAGGGCTGGGCGAAGCCCGATGCGCCCACGAAGGTCGAGAAGCCGCTGGTCGTGATGAAGTCGTAGTTGACGAACAACGGAGTGAGTTCTGTGACGGAACCGCTCGCCCTGCCGTAGAGGTGATAGAGGATGTTCGCCCCCGACGCCGTGGAGCCGCCCGACGTGGTGCTCTGGCCGGTCGCCACTATGACTGCGGCCCCTGAAGTCCCCGCGCCCGTGAACCCCGAGACCGACTGCAGGACGACGGACTTTATCAGCAGCTGAGGGCCAGCGACGTTCACAAGGCCGCCCGTGTTGAGCGACGTTGAGAAGGCCGTGTTTGAAGCGAGCCAGACGCCGGTGACTCCCGACGCCGAGTAGGTCTGTTCCGTGTTGATGAAAGAGGCCATTCTCTATGGCTCCTAGCTCGTGGCGAGACTGGTTATCATATACCCAGCCTGAGACCTTGCGACGTAAGCCTTGAACCTCGTGGTGATGAAGACCCTGAACTCGTCGGTCGAGGGCCAGAAGATTGACTCCGCAGTCGGGGGGCGCTTCTCCACGAAGAACCCTAGCGGGGAATACATGTTGTTGACGTTGGCGCCGTTGGCTGCCAGAGCGTAGACGGTCCCTGCGGTGGCGACGTTGCTGACCCAGACGTTGTAGCCGTGAAGCAGTCCGATTGGTGCCGTTGCTTGCTGGAGGGCTCCCTGCACACCGACATTGGTTCGTCCGTAGTAGAAGGCTGAGACGTAGTTCGGAATCCTGATGAGGTCTGCCGCGTTGATGGCGTTGAAGATTAGGTCTGAGATGAGGTAGTTGTTGGGGTCCTTCTCTACGTTGGCCTTGCACGTCCTGATGTCCAGTTGCGAGAAGACGTTGGCGAGGTCGAAGCCTGTCCCTGTGAAGCCTACGAAGTTGCTGGTTCCTGCGGCGTGGGCCGTGGACGAGAGAGCCGCGTTGAGCGTCTGTTCCACATGCTTGTCCCTGGTGTATTGGGTCTTGTAGGTGATGCGCTGGAGGTAGTCCTGCATCACTGGTAGCTGGAGGTCTTCCGTCACTGTTCTTGGAATCCTGATTGAGTCGCCCCAGAACTGCGGAGTCACGGTTGACTTGCTGTATGGGGTCATGTCCACGGGGATGTCCTCTGACTCACCGATGGGCAGTATCGTGGGCTGCGAGGTGGGGATGTTCTGAAGCGCGAACGTGACCGCTGGGACCTGCCTGTCTGCGATTGAGTAGTAGGTGAGGGTGTTGACGAAGATGTTGGCAGGGAAGACGGCCTGGATTATCCTCGTGGAGAGTTCAGGGTAGGCGAACTCTGTCTGCGTCGTGACTAGCTGCCCTACTGAAATTGACATCTACTAGAACAACTCCACCGGGATTAGCTGTCCCGAGTTCGTCGTGAGGCTGAGCGCCGCGCCGCCCGGTGCGCCCGTGCCTCCGTAGAACGGCGAGTAGAACCCTACAACGTCTATCGCGCCCGAGGTGTTGCCGAGCGTGACCCATCCCGAGTAGGTGTATGAGAGCTGAAGCTCGGTGCCCGGAGCGAGAGACGCCCCGCCCGAGTTGACCCCGTCGAAGAAGCACCTGACCCGTCCCCTGATGGTGGTCGCCAAGCTGCCGCTCACTCCCTGGTAGAGCGTGACCCCGAACACGTCCTGAGGGTCTTCCGTCCCCACCGTCTGGATGAGCCCTGAGCCCATGAGCTTGACTATGGTTCCCGCCGGGATGGTGCTGGTGCCCGTGAAGCCCCCGAGTAGCGCGCTCCTCGCGCTGCCTTCCTTCCTCTGAATCTCTATCGCTGTGCTCTCTGTGACCGGCGTTGGACGGGGCGCTCCGAACTGCGACATCTACTGATACGCCCTCTTGACTGCGGCCTTGAACTCGGCTGGCGCTCGCGGGTGCTCCGCTGCCGCGACCCATAGCTCCTTGACCCACTTCTCGCTCGCAAGAGCGGTCGATGTCGGCCTGAGAATCTTCGCCATCATGTCCTGCGAGAACGGCTGATTCCTGTTGGCCGGGAACCTCGTGGCCTGGTCCGTCTTGGCCGAAGCCTCCGCATGAGCGTCCGCGTCTCCCTTGGCGTCTGCGTCCGCTTTGGCATCGGCTTCCCCTTTCGCGTCCGCACTAGCGTCAGCGTCTGCTTTGCCCTCGGCGTCGCTCTTGGCCCTGAACTTCGCGCCTTCCGCGAGTCCCTTCTTGAAGTCGGCCATCCGCATCTCGGCGTAGGCTTCCATGTCTGCCTGCGAGAACTTGGCGTCCCCTTCGGCGTCGGACTTGCCTTCAGCGTCAGCCTTCTTGCCGCCTTCGGCCTTGGCTTGGACTGAAACTGACATCTGCACTCCCTTGGTTTCCGATTGACTAAGAGAACTTGCGTCATGCTTTACCATCTTAGACGCCATGAACTGGGTGGCGGCGCCGAACGATGGGAGTGCGATGGAGTGAGAGTAGGCAGGCTCCGCGACGTAGGAGTATTCCTTGGTCTCCACTGAGTCGAGGTCAACGCCCGAATCGTAGTGCCTGCATGTCCTGTCCATCTTGCCCTCGTCGTCAATCTTGATTGGCTTCCCGCACTCGGCGCAGAACGCCTCCGCGTTGAGACCTATCGAGCCCGTCTCCACGAACCCCTGAAGGATGTTCGTCCTCACCTGCGGGTCGGCTGGGTTAGCCACAAACTCCGCCGCGACATACATCCCCGTGGGGTTGATGCCCTCTATCTTGGAGCCCATGTATTGCGCGACCTCGGAGCCCTTCAGGACCGCGGCCTTCATCGACTTCCCGATGACGTGCTGCATGTCCTTGGAGTGGTTTATCCTCAGTTGGCGCCCCTGCTGGTATTGCGCTGCCACGCTCTGGAACTGGCTCGGCCTGACCCTCCAGCCGTTGACGTTGAACCCCTCCTCCAGCACGAGGGCCTTGATGAGTATCTCCCCCTCCTTGCCGCCGAAGTTGGGGGTGGCGACGTAGGGGGTTCTGTAAGCGGGAACGGACATGAACTGCGGCAGGCCGTCTCTCTTGCTGGCGTCCAGCTTGGTGACGTTCTTCGGCAGCCCGGTATCCTTGAGCGTCTTGTTCAGCGTGTCCTTGTCCTTCTGGTCGCTCTGAAGCTCCAGCTTGTCCTTGTTGCCGGGTTTCGTGTCGCCGCCGCCCTGCTTGTCGTCGGGGTCTTCGATTCCTTCTTGGAGGATGTCGGGCTGGCCCGTCTCGGTCTTGCGCTTCAGGTCGGGGGTGTGGTCCGCGGCTGCGGCTGGAATCTCGCCGTATTGGTCGCTGTCTGTGGAGCGGTCCAGCTCGTCGGAGATTGGCTGCTCGTCCGGCTGGTCTATCGCGGGGCCTCCCGTGTTGTCGTCGAGCAGGTCGGCTTTCATGGCCGCCCTCTGGGCAGTCTCCGAGTCGGAGATGTCGGCCTCGCACTTCGCCATCAGGGCGTCGTAGCTCTTGAACTCGTCCTTGCTGAACGCCTCGCTCTCGTATTTCTTGAGAATCTCCTGCTTCTTGGATGGTGAGAGCTTGTTATACCAGATGTCGCCCACCGTCTGCCGCGTCCTCTCGTCAAGAGTCTCCTCCGTCCAGTCTGGGTGAGCCTCCTTCAGAGAATCCTTGACGCTCTTGCTGGTCTTGTCAAACCACGACTTCGGGGGACGCTCGGGGATTGTCTCAGGCTCCTAAGTTCATTCAACCACAGTGTTAGCACTAAAGAACTCAGATGGCTCTCGGAACCTCTAGCGGCGCAGTCACTCAGGCGAGCGGCTGGGCGCCCACGGGTCGGACGCTCTATCTTGAGCCCCTGCCTGTCGGTGTCTACGGCTCCGGCCAAGTCCAGCCTGTGACCATCTTCTCGGGCTCTGACGGCAACACGTCGCTCAACGTCAACATCTCCGGCGGGGTCGTCTCCGCGAGCTTCACGCCGCCTTCGCCGCAGTCAGGCCAGTATGTGATGCTCTCTGGGGGCTTTGCTGGAATCTCCGGCCTGCCCGTCACCGCTTCGGTCAGCGTCTCGCCTCCCGCATATCAATCTGGAACCTTGGTCGCCCTGTCGGGTGGATTTGCCGGCATCTCTGGGCTCCCAGTCACCACGACGGTCAATCCATTCGGGCTCCAATCGGGAACGATGGTCATCCTCTCTGGAGGGTTCGCTGGGATTTCTGGGCTCCCCGTCAGCGTCTCTGGGAACTTGGTCCTTGTGGCGTCGGGCGGGACGCTCCTAGTCTCTGGGAATGTGATTGTCACCACATCGGGGGTGGCCGATGTCATAGTATCGACCCTGTCGGGGCAGCCCCTTCCTGTCTCCGGGATAGTCGCCGTGATTTCAGGCGGGACACTCCCGATAACAGGGGGGGTGACTGTCAGCGGCGGGGTTCAAGTCTCTGGGACGGTAGCCATCTCCAACACGCTGTTCGCGCTTTCGGGCGGCGGCATCACAATCTCTGGCGGCGTCACCGTTTCGGGGCTGGTGGGCATCTCCGGCGGAGGTCTAACGATTTCGGGAGGTGTCACTGTAAGCGGGACTGTTTCCATCACTTCGGGGAACGTCTATGTGACCTCGGGCGCGGTCAACGACCTCTCGGGGCTCGTCACGCCGAGGGAATGGCCGAGCTACACGATGACCGTGTTCTGGTCGGGGCCTGCGGGCGTGGGGCTGTTCGGGCTCTCGAACTACGGGAGCGGCGTCGCGGCGGGGCAGTCGGGCATGGTCTTGGAGATAACCAGAATCGAGGTGGGGATATACGCCTCCGGCAACATCAACCGCTTGGACCTCTACAGGACCGACAACTCGGTGGTCCAGATGAGCGGCCCCAAGGGAACGATAGTCCCCTACTACAGCGGCAACGCCGTCAGCATCGCCTCGGGCTTCGTGATTTCGAGTTCCGGCATGGTGTCGGGGGCGTGGAGCGGTGTCACGCCCATCGAGAGCCTATACTTGGAGGCGAACTCGTCGGGCTACATGCACAACTACGCCTTCGACTTCAACTCGTGGAGGATGCAGAACCCGCAGGTGACGAGCGGACAGGACTTCCTCGCCATAATGACCTCGGGTATAGGCGTCGGCATGGCGTCGGTTGACTGGATTGAAAGGTATCTGAGCTAGGCCATGCCGCTCTCGATAGAGGTCAGCGGGTTCGCCATCAACGTGTCAAGCGCGTCGGAGGTATCGGGGCTCACCGTCAGCGGCATCTCCACGGCGAACTCCAACGACATAGTCTACGTCTGGGTGGGGCAGACCTACTCCGGGACGGTCGCCATCAGCGGGGGCGGCCTGACATGGACGCAGCGCATACCCATCTTCGGGCAGGGCGGCATCCTCGGGCGGTCGTTCTACGGGATAGCCGCGTCCACCCTCAGCAACGCCAACATCACGGTCGGCAGCTTCAGCAACAGCGGCAGCAAGAACTACGCCTACCTCGCCGTGGTCAGCGTGGCCGGCGCCAACACTTCGTCGCCGTTCGACGGCAACGCCTCCATCCCGCTGACCCTGAGCGGAACGGGCTCTGTCCAAGGGGCCGCCCAGAGCGGGGTCGTGTCCACCACGAACGCGAACGACATCCTTCTCGCGTTCATGGCGACAGCCGCCTACAGCGGATGGGGCTACCACGCGAGCGGCTGGACGCAACTGAGCCAGACATCGGGCCAGACAACCGGAGGGAGCGCCGCCACGGAGTATCTCATAGTGTCGTCTGCCCAGACCAGCGCCCCCGTGTCGTTCGTGAGCGGGTCTACCGCCGCTGGCAGTCTGTGGATTCTCGCTGGCGACGCCATCCAAGCCGCTTCAGCCGCCGCTCCCTCGTTCTTCCAGCACTCCGGCCCCCTCAGGCTCAAGAGATTCAATCGCTAGTGGTCTTATCCACCGCTCTGCAAGATTCCCTGATGGGCAACGCGGTAGTCAGCTTCACGGTCACTGGCGTCACGGAAGACCAAGTCTCAGGCGCGAACTCCACCCTGAAGGGGGAGATAGTCGCCCTCATCGGAGGGGTCAGCGGTGCGACGCTCGCGTCCTACGGCATCCAATACAGCTCGGCCTTCGGCTGAAACTCAAATACTCTGCCGTGAGACGCTGAACGGGGATTTACCATCAGCGGGTCGTGGGAGCGGGCTAACCAAGTCAACGACATCCTGATTGCTCACGCCATCTCGGGCTGGGAGCAGGTGCCCTACGAGTGGAGCGAACGCATGAACCAGATAATCCAGAACGTCCCTCAGGGCATGAAGGTCGCCCGCATGAGGTTCCCCGAGCCCGTGGTGGATGTCTCACGGGACAAGGCGGTCCAGACGGCTATCCAGATGGGCGCCCGCTGGCTTTGGTTTTGCGACACGGACCTCATGTGGCCCCCCGACGTTCTACCGCGCTTGATGGCGCACAACCAGATGATAACCTCGGGCTTGTATGTGAGGAGGCACAACCCGCCTTTCAACGAGATGCTCAAGTTCCGACAGGACGGCAACCCCGGACTCCAGCCCATCAGGGACGGCGAATACCAGCCCGGTGAACTGGTGAAGTGCGACGCTGTAGCTACTGGAGGGATGCTCCTCAGGATGGACCTCTTCGAGCAGTTGAAGCCGTTCCAGATAGCGATTGACGGTGTGCTTGGCAGACCTGCTTGGTTCCTGTGGACGGAGTGGCGCTCGCTCAACCCCAACGAATCGGCGAGTGAGGACTTCAGCTTCTGCATGAGGGCGGCGAGGCAAGGAATCCCGAGCTATTGCGATACGAGCCTAGCGGGACGCCACCTAGGTCCTGTGCGCTTTGCCCCCAGCGGGAACAACTCGCTTTCGATTGAGTTCATGGGAACCTAGATGAAGCTCCTCATCGTCAGCACTTCAGTTGTCCCGATAGGCGAGAATAGGTATGGCGGAGTCGAGCTAATGGCCGCGACGCTTGCTGGGGCTCTCAAGCGGGCTGGTCATTCCGTCGATATTGCCGCTCCCATCGGTAGCGAACCGCCTCAGGGCGTCAAACTGCTCCCCACCGTGAAGCTGCCTCAGGAGCAGGACAGGGATGGTATTGCGATGAGGCGGCTCTGGTTCGAGCAGGCTGGGCCTTACGACGCCATCCACGACTTCTCACATGGTCACGCTCTCGGGGTGGACGAGGCTTACGCCAGTGAGAAGCTGCCAGCCTGCTTCATGGTGTGGGACCCCGTCGTGACCCGCTACAACAAGTCCCGTTTCAACATCTGCTGTGTGAGCGAGTGGCAGGCGGAGAGGTTCAGGCACATGTATTCGCAGGAGGCCAAGGTCTTCCCAAGCTGGGGCTATGTGGACGGTCGCAAGTATCATCCAGTGAACGAGCCCCTCAGGGAGCGGTTCCTCTTCTTGGGGAAGCTGACCCCGAACAAGGGGGCGATGGAGGCTATCTCGCTGGCAAAGGCTTGCGGAGCGAAGCTGGACGTTGTTGGTGGGTTGCTTGCGACTGACGACATGCGCTACCTTGAAGACCTGCGGAAGCACGAGAGCGACGACATCAGCATCAGGTTCAACGTCACCGAGGACGAGAAGATTAGGCTGATTCAGGATGCGGTAGCAATCTTGTATCCGCTCCAGTTCGACGAGGCGCACAACCTAGTGGCTATCGAAGCGGCCCAGTGTCACACGCCCATGATAAGCTACTCAAGGGGAGCGTTGCCGTCGCTGGGGATAACCCGTTGCGTGGGGTCGGTGCCCGAGTTCTTGGAGGCCATGAAGACGGTGAATCAATGGTTTCAGCCGAGTCCCGTGGATTGGAGCGTGGATTCTCGCATACCCAAATATGAGGCGTTCTACCGTGAGATTGCGGAGGGGATGAGATGGGCATAGAAATGGAGGTTTGGTTGCTGATATTACGAGGCGACGACTATTCGTATCATTCTGTCGAGGCTTTCACATCACAAGAGAAGGCCAACTCCGCGTTTGAGAAGTTAGACAAGTGGTGGAGAGAGAACGCAATCGTGACACATGGTGTAGTCAAGTGATAGTCCGCGAGCTTGAGACGACCGACAGGGACGCGCTCCACGCCTTTTTCTTGAGCTTGAGCGATGAGACGATAACCCAGTTCAATCGCTTCAACGGTCGCTTGGGCCCAGTCAACAGGGAGCCAGCCGCGAGGGCGATGGCCGACCTCCAGACCAGCCTCATCAGCAGGGAGCCGGACGAGGAGCAGGGATGGGTTGCCGTTGAGAACTTTTCGTTCAGAGATGCAAGCGGTCAGTCTGGGGCAGTATATTCAGAGATTGTGGGCTATGGGTTCCTAAGGTTCTCCCCGCACAGGCCGACCCAGAAATGGACTTGTTCGCTCGGCATCGTCGTCAAGGATGAATACCAACACCACGGAGTCGGCTCGATGCTGATGGCCGTGATGCTGACGGAGGCCAAGAAGCGGGGGATGCGGAAGATTTACCTCCAATGCTACTCGGACAATTTCGCCGCCATCAAGCTATACAGGAGTTGCGGGTTCCAGCTCGAAGCGGTGTTCAAGAAGCAGGAGTGGCTGGACGATGTGCCGCTTGAGGTGGACTCGTGGGCGTTGTTTCTGAGATGAGGGTTCTCTCTAGGGTCGTGCCAGAACTCAGGTTTGCTTTCAATATAATTCGGGAGTCTCTTTTCCACATGAATGAGACATCGGAGATTAGCACCGAGACAGGAAGGATTGTAAGGAGATGGAAGGAAGAGAAGAAATGAGAGTTCCCTTCAGCGATTTGACCGTCAGCGAGGAGGAGAAGCAGGCCGTGAGAGCCGTTTTGGATTCGGGCTGGCCCAGCAAGGGGAAGGTTTCGCAGCGGTTTGAGGACGCCTTGGCTGACTATCTCCACAGCAACATCGCCTTGGTCAACTCAGGGTCTGCCGCTCTCATGGTGGCGCTCCTAGCGAACGGGGTCAAGGCTGGGGACACCGTGCTGGTTCCTGATTTCACCTTTGTCGCTACGGCTTCGGTTCCAGCCATCTTGGGGTGTAAGATTGTCCCTGTAGATGCAGACCCAGAGACGTTCAATGTGGGCGATGATTTCGCCAAGGCATACGACAGGACGAAGCCGACAGTTCCGTGGTCGATAGTGACCGATGTGGCTGGATTGCCAGTTCCTCAGGATGACTACGCGGTATGGATTATCGAAGATGCCGCAGAAGCGTTAGGGGCTGAAGCAGACGGTCGCAAGGTTGGCTCTACCAAGAATCTCACCATCTTCAGCTTCCAAGCCACCAAGCAGTTGAGCACCGTCGAGGGGGGCGCGATAGCTTCCAAGGACGCGGAACTCATCGAGAAGTGCCGACGCATCAGCGACTATGGCAGAACCAAGGAACGCTACGTCCATTCGGAAATCGGCATGAACTTCCGCACGACCGATATTGCATCAGCGATAGGGCTTGTCCAGTTGTCGCGCCTTGAGGAGAGCCTGAAGCGCAGGAACGAGATTGCAGCGAGGTATCGCAAGGAGATTGCAGGGTTGACGTTCCAGAGGGTTCCTGACTATGTGACCCGACATGCCTACTGGACGATGATTGGGCTGACGAAGGATTTGACCGAGTGGGTTGCGCTAGTCAAGAAGTTCGAGGCCGCAGGGGTTGACGCGAGGCAGGCATGGCGACCAATCCATCTCCAAGACCCGTTTGACCAAGACTACCCGCTAAACTTCAATCTCAACGCCGTCAACATCTTCTCCCGCGCCGTGATGCTTCCCATCTTCAATTCGATGTCGGATGCTCAAGTAGACGAGGTAATCAGGGTGGCTAACAGTTGAGCCAACATTACTCTCTTGTCTGTCCCAAATGTGGGGCTGGACCGAATCCGATAACCGCGAGGCTTGTCTCTTGGACACCTGATGGAGTCAATGGCGTAGCTCGGAAGGATGGAACTCATTCAATGCTCTGCGGCAATGGTCATGTCTGGATACTTGAAACCAACTCGTATCTCTATACTGTTGCTTCGGCGCAGACGCCAGCCAAGAAGAAACATTGGTGGCAGAATTGAGCGACCCCAAGACTCTCTGGTTGAAGCAGTTCGAGGGACAGGCCGACATCACCGTCCTCAACGAGACGCTGACCATACAAAAGGTTAAGACCTATGCTGATATGCCCATAGTCGATGCCCAGAGGAATCTACCCCCACAAATCGCTCTCCGAGAGGTTCTGGCCGAAGGTAAGAAAGACGGAAGGATGTTGGCTTTGGACGGCGTCGCTGGACACGGCAGGATACGGACTATTCGGGACATGGGAGGGCGGCAGAGTGAGATTGCACGGTGCTCATAGAGTGGCTTACGAACTCGTCAAGGGGCCGATTCCCGAAGGCAAAGACCTCCATCATCTTTGTCACAACCCCCCATGTGTGAACCCCGACCATCTCCAACCAGTCACACCGAAGGAACACAACCTGTTGAGCGAGAATGTCACAAAACTCAATACGGAAAAGACTCATTGTCCGAGAGGGCATCCGCTTGCAGGGGATAACTTGGTTCTCTTCCAGTTGAGGCGGGGATATAGAGAATGTTTGACTTGCAAACGTGAGAAAGAACTACGATGGTATTATGAGCACAAGAAATGACTCCAAAAGAGCAGTATCTCGGGCAATTTGCGAACCAAGTAGACATGACCATCTCCGATGAACTTTTGCAGAAGTCCGACGACCCTGTTGCGGATTTGAAGGCCGTCACTACCGGAAGGCTGGTCATAGTGGTTCCTAACGAGTGGAACTGGCCCCCTCAACTGGCCCCGATGAAAAATCCCTCACATAAGCGGTTCTACGACGCCGACCTCTTGGTGGAGCACCTCGAAGCCGCCGGCTGGGAAACCTATATCCTCCGCTCCATCGAGTCGGGTGGCTGGTCTTGGTTGAGCATAGAAGCCGTAAGAGGCGAGCCAAGGGCAATCATGTCGTCAGTCCCAGTCCCGAAGCTGGACAGCAAGGAGCGCCGCAAGCAGAAGCGCGCCGCACTACAGAGAGGGCAGTCCACTTCCGCTGTGACACCGAGTCCATCGACATCGAACTCAGAGACAGCGCCAAGCTCCGCTCCTGCTGGGCAGACGGGCACCAAGTGAGGAGGCTGACGTTTTGAGACTATACTACGATTAGAGGCAACCGAGTTCCTGCGTCCAGCATCTGTCCGTCAATCTCTGCCCATTGGAATCCACAGATTCGGCATTGATGGGGAGTCAGGTGTTTCCACGACTTGAACCGAATAGCCCCGCACCTATGAGGCCGACCGCACTTGGGGCAGTTCATAGTTTCATCCACCTCCTTACCCTTGTCACACTCAATAGATAAGGGTTAATTTAGTGGAGGGTTAGAGAGTGTGGTGTGCCATACGACAAGAAGGCTGGAGACAAACGCTACCGTGACGCTCACCGAGAGGAACACAAGGTCTACGCCAAGGACTACTACGAGAAGAACAAAGCTCACCTAGCAGAGAACACGCACGACCATAGGCTAGCCCGCAGGAGAGAGATTCAACGGCTCTGGGGCGTTGTCGGTGGAGAGAAGGGGACATGGCGGAATCTACATTGGGTAGACTCTGAGAAGGTCGCTGTCAAGGTTCTCGAAGCCGAGGGCTATCATAATGTCAGACGGCTAGACTACTTCAAGACCAGCCCTTTCGACATTCGGGCGGAGAACGAGTCGAGTCAAGTCTGGGTATTCCAGATAACCATGCGAACTCACCAAGACTCGCACAGGTGGCATCTCAGGCTTGCTGAGGATTTGGGCCTCTTGTGGCGCGTCCTCTATATCCGTCCTCGATTGGATAAATACATCATCAAGTCCCCGTATGAATCAGGATGCGAAGAACTCACACTCGGAGACCTTCAGAACCTAAAGGCGGTTCCCCTTGAAGCTACTGCTAATCAGTAGCATGGCCCTCAGGACGCCCCCGACTAGCTACGGAGAGTAGGCAAACCTACCCGCAGGACTAGAACGGGTCGTCTATGAGGAGGCTAAGGGCCTCCATGAGTTAGGCCACGATGTCACGCTGGTAGCCACCAAGGACTCCGAGCCTCCCGAGGGCGTCTCCATGATTAAGACCGTGGAGCCGTGGAACAAGCTGAACGACGCACAGAGGCAGAGCTATGCGAAAGCAGATAGAGTTTGGAACGGCTGGCGAAGCGCCGAGGAAGAGGCTTATGGCTTCTACAGGGACAGGCTCCCAGAGTTCGACGCCGTCTTGGACGCCTCGTGGGCCAAGTGGAGCTACACCAGCAAGAAGGACGAAATCCTCGGGGTGAACCACTCGGTCAAAAGCTACAACGTCAAGCCTCCGCGTGACTTCCCCCTGTTCCTTGGAGTGTCTCATGCTCATTCTAGGTTCCTGTCCCAGCAGTTGCACATCCCCGTGAGGACACAGTGGAACCCCGTCGATGTAGACGCAATCCCGATGCAGAGGGACAAGTCGGAGAGGCTGCTGTCGCTCAACAGGGTCATGCCCACCAAGGGGATACACTACTTCTTGGATGTCTGCGAGAAGACGAAGGCCAAGGGAGATGTCGCTGGGGACGATTCCACGCTGGTTCCAGACCAAGGATATGTCAACATGGTCAAGCAACGCTGTGCCAAGAGCGCGAACGTGGTCTATCATGGGCTAGTCAGTGATGCTGAGAGGGTCAAGTTGCTCCAGAACGCCAAGGCGACGCTCTGCTTCGTCGATGGGGGCTATCAGGAGGTCTTCGGGATGCAGGCTGTCGAGTCGCTCGCGGCTGGGACTCCAGTGATTGCGGCTGATAGCTGGGGCTTTTCTGACACAATTCAGGACGGCGTGACAGGGTTCATCATCAAGAACATCGACGAGGCCGTGAAGCGGGTGACCGAGGTGATGGACGGGACTGTCCGATTCGACCCTGCTGTTTGCCGTGCGAGTGCTGAGAGGTTTGCCCGAGGTCCGATAGCGCAACGGCTGGAAAAGACGCTTAAGTCTGTGCAGAGGGGATGTAGATGGTAGAAGATGGATATTGCCAGAAATGCGAGAGATTCTATCCCGACGCGCAAGAGGCGTTTCAAAAGTGCCCCGAAAACCATCCGCTTCTCCATCACCATGAATGTAGCATCTGCCACAAGACGAAGATGTATTTCCAGACTGACGACGATTACTGTGGCCCTGAGAAGCCTCTCATCTGCGGGAGTTGTGCCATAGTTGGCCGCCGAACTGATTGACGACCCGATTAGGATTCCCTTTCTCTATACCATGTAGCCAAGACTGCCTTCCGATAACGTGGTATATCCTTGACAACCGCTTCGAGACATTCCTGTGAATGAACTTTCTTGATTGTCCATCCAGTCGCCGTCTTGAATGTGACAGTCGCTGTGTCTGGATTCGTCGGCTCATGGAACATCGCCTTACACCAGTCACAACGGGTTCGTCTTTCTTTTCCAGCCATAAGCTGTGTCTTGGAACCGATGGTTAATATAGCTTGTTGATGACTCTGTGGGGTCGTCAATGGCTAGAGCGAAAGGAACGCCCCAGTATGGCGGTGCGAAGGGAGCGCGTTGGAGCAAGACAGGGCTACCACACCACTGTCCCAATCACAACAAGCGGGAGAATGGTTGTGCTGAATGTAGACGACTGAATACGGCATACAATCATGCGCTGAGGCATTTGGACCTCAAACGCTACAGCACCATCCAAACTGCATCCAAAGTTCGTCTGAAATTGGCGGTGATAGCGAAACTTGGCGGCAAGTGTGTAGCCTGTGGAATGACCGACCCTAGAGTGCTTCAAGTCAATCATAAGAACGGAGGTGGGCTGAAGGAGTTGAAGCGAATTGGGAGCACCCATATCTATCGCGGGATAGTCTTAGGAACGCGGACAACAGACGATGTGGATTTGAGATGCGCTAACTGCAACATAATCTATGAATACGAGCGTGGCGCAAGGAGGTGGATAGATGATGGCAGAACTTATCGACAATCCCGCTAAGCTCGTAGCATACTGCAACCAGAACATCAAGGCGGTCGAGGCTGAGATGGCCGACGCGGAGCCGGAAATCAGGCTGAAGCTGAGGAACCAACTGCTCGGGTTCACGGAGTTGCTTGAGAAGGGCCTTCACCAACTGCATCAGCAGGGCTACCAGACCGAGGACATAGCCGTGGGTGCGCCGACCAAGAAGGGCAGGAGGAAAAGCCGATTTGACGCCGATTGAGCGAGAACAGATGGTTCTTGCTGACCCCGAACTCTTTGCGGCTAGGGTGACTCTTGAGAGTTGGCGCTGGAAGAATATAGACGGCTGGCAGCGAGAGGTCCTGAAGTTCAGCGAGCGGTTCGCCATCCTCAACTGCTCGCGCCAATCAGGGAAGAGTAGCATCCTAGCGGTGAAGGCCCTGTGGACGGCCCTAGTGAACGAGAACTGCCTGGTGCTGATAGTGGCTGAACAGCGACAGTCGAACGAGGACTTGCGCAAGGTGCGGGAGCTGGTGAGGGGCTACGACAAGTATCTCAGGAAGAAATACGGAGGCTCCCTGACCTGCAACCTGCTCACGGAGAACCTGACCTCGCTGGAGTTCGCCAACCACTCAAGAATCATAGCCCTGCCCGCCAACGAGAAGGTCAGAGGCTTTTCGGCACCTACTCTGGTGATAATCGACGAAGCTGGGTGGGTGGACGACGAGGTGTTTGTGGCGATAGACCCCATGATGGAGGTCTCTCAGGGGCAGTTGATTCTCGCATCCACGCCTAACGGGACAGACGGCTTCTTCTGCAGGGAGTGGAAGACGAACCCGCGCTACAGGCACTTCAGGGTGACTTGGGCCGACTGCCCCCGCATCAGCAAGGAGCGCATCCAGGAGAGACGGCAGTTGTATGGCGACGCCTTCGTGAACCAAGAGTATGAGTGCATCTTCTTGGACGATGTCTCTTCCCTGTTCCCGGAGCAGGCCCTCAAGGACTCCATCGACGAGAACGAGAACGTCTTTTCAGCCCAGATGGAGCAGATTCAGAAGGTCATAGGCCCCAAGGGAGACGTGGAACTGATTTGAGCGCCCGAGAGCGGGATTTCAGAATCGGATTGGACTTCGGACAGCGCCAAGACCATAGTGCGCTCTGCTTGGTCGAGGTCGGCGAGAAGGCCGTGGTGAAGGCCCTCGTGAAGTATCCTCTCGGGACTGGCTACCCTACAGTGGTGGAGACTGTGGTGGGGCTCTACAAGTCGGTGGTTTCGACCCACACGGACGAGGACGGCTCATGGAACGGCACCGTGACCACGTTCGCGGCTGACGCCACAGGGGTAGGTTCTGAGCCAGCCAAGTATCTCCAAACGCTCCTACCTGACGCTAGGGTCGAGCCCTTCGTGTTCACCAACCAGAGGAAGCGGGAGCTTGTCGGCAAGGTGAAGGTGCTCCATGCTTTCGGGAGGCTGAAGTTCGCCCGCCGCAAGGGGGATGAAGTCTACAACCGCACCCTTTCAGAGTTGATAACCGAGATGAAACAAGTTCAGGCCAAGGTGGTGAGGGAGGACATGTCGAACCCAGAGATTGAGATATTCAAGACGGGAATGCACGACGATTTATTTACGGCTCTTGCTCTTGCTGTGAAGGATATTCATATTGACGAGAGCTGGTCGGATTATCAGATGTTTGTTCCTGACAAGACTTGGATGAAGACCCCGCTCGAAGAACGAACCTACCCCGAACCTCTTTTCTTTTGATGCTTCCTTCCTGTAGTTGGGCTTCAGTTTTCTCCGCCATCACGATGAACTGGCAGTTCAGACAGAGAACTCGGAACCCCTCGGGGAAATTGTTCTCGATTAGCCATTCGTAGAAGATTCTCCCGCCTCTCTTGGCACCGAAGAGTTGTATCAGATGCTTAACCCCACCTCCGTTGATGTGGTCGATGGACAACGCCCTCATGTCGGAGAATCCACAACGCACACACACCTTGTCGGGCGAATAGTGCTGGATGACGATTTCCTTCTTCTTTTGGTTGTATCGTCTGGCAATCCATTTCGCCCTCGGCCTGTGAGCCTCGTGGTAGTTTTTGCGATATTGACGCCTGTGCTCTGGGTCGTGCCAGTTCATACACCTACGACAGAACTTCTGGTTATGCCCAGTCGGAGTGAAGGTCTTGTAGCAGATGGCGCATATCTTGTCGTGGAATCTATCAGGCATCGGAAGGATGCTCCCTCTTCATGTGCCTCGGCAGATAGGACGCGCCGACCTTCTCGCCGCACTTGGGGCACTCGACTGGTGGATACTTGCGGGGGTTGCCGTGAGGGGTTGTCAATATCCTACGACCGTCTTCACGCCGAACTTGGCCGCGTATTTCTTGGTGGCTTCGTCTGAAGAATATGGGATACCTGCCTTCTTGACCCATGCTGGCGGGGAATGTCCCTTCGTCATGGAGGCGTAATCTCGCTTGGATATTTGAGGGCCTTTCCATAGGAACCAACAAGACGACGCGAAAATCATCAAGTCCTTCTCAAGTTGTTTATCGGTTATCGTATCTGTCGCACCCTCGAAAGTGTGAGTGTGATGGGGTCTTTTGTCTTTACAGTCCCATTCTTCGCGTCGGGTGGCATCTCTCAAGACTGAATAGAGAACCGCGCCAGCAGTCAGATGACTCTCTCTCATGGCGCAAACCAACGCGGAACCGACGCTCATCTTCCTCTACCCCTCTATACCTACTAACGCTACGTTATATTAACGCTACGCTAGGGATTCTTCTAGGCTCGGAGAGTGAAAGTTATGGAAAAGCCTCTCTTCATCGCCCTAGCTGGTGGCTGTTCTCCACGCGACCGAGGCGTTCCATGTCACGCCGGACGAGCTGACCACGAGGCCGCTGGTGAAGAGGATGTCGTATCTCAGGCTGGACGCCTGGTTGGACGCCGCCGTGGCGCCTGAGAGGCCGAAGCCTGTTATCGCGTTCCCTGCAGCCCCTGAGAGGGAGTCGTAGACCGTGATGACGCCGCCCGAGCACCAGTTGGTGACGTTGATTGTGTGGAGGAAGCCAGCCCCGCTGTGGATGTTGAAGATTCCTGCTCCCGAGACGAGTTGGTAGGAGTATCCGACAGGCTGGAAGGCCAAGACGCCAGCGGCTCCGCCTGAGCTGCTGATGACGGTCGCGTTGATTCCCGAGAGGGCCACCAAGGTCCCTGACTGGTAGGCTGGTAGCGTGAGGACCGTCCCGCCCGATGAGATGATGTTGGTGACAAGCGAACCGCCCGAGATGTTGACGTTCAGGGCTCCCGAGTAGTGGGTTATCGTGTTGTTGCCCGACGCAGACGCCCCGAGGGCTCCCACGAGGACGACCGGCTGCGGGAAGGCGATGAGTTCCGCACCTGCGGCCCCCGAGGCAGAAGTGATGAGGCCGCTCGGAATCTGGATTGCCATCTAGGCTAGTTCTGATATGCCCTCTTGATAAGAATACTTGTCGTGTCGTCCTCGCCCTCGCCAGCATCGGAACTGAATCCTTTCACGGCGTCAGGGGTCTCCCAGATTGCAGGGCAAGCTACCGTCTATGTGACGATGCCGGGCAATTTCTTCAACGTGCCAGTGGACAACCCGGCGAACATCGACCCCGTGCCGGGGCTCCTGTTTGTCGCAGGAAACGTTAGCTTTGGAACCGACCAATTCGGGAACGTGAGAGCTGTCTCGAAAAACCAAGACGGGAGCACCCCAACTTTATAGACGACTCTACTCCTAGCCTGTGACGATGGACTGCACTTGTGGCAGAGAAACATATTCCGCTTTCAAGGGATACAGGATGTTCATTTTCTGCATAAGATGTGACGAGACACCCAAGTTCTGCCAGTGTCCATTTGCGGCGCAGAGGTCTACCTGATGGTTCTAGCCTGCCGCATCTTCGGCCATAAATGGGATTTTCTCGTCGGGGAGCTGAAGAAGGACAACCGCACCACCACGTTCAGGGCCTGTTCTCGTTGCCTGCTCCAACAGGATTTGCAGATTCCGTCCCAGTGCGAGGTCTACGGCCACGAGTGGGACATCCTAGCCCAAGACCAGCCCGAGGGGACGCAACAGCCGAAAGCTCTGCTGTTCTACTGTAAGAAATGCCATGTGAGGGACAAGGTTCCAATCAAGGCTTAGTTTCAGAGTGGTCTCCCTAGTGGGCAGACTGATTATGCGGTTGGTTTAATATCCTGATTGATGCCTGACGCGGTATGCCACGACCACGCGGCGGTCCCAATGGGACATATCTGACTCCTGAGAAGAAACGGAATTACTGGTATCAATGGGCGGCGAAGAATCAGGAGCATCTCAAGGACTACCAGCGCACACCAGAGTATCGAGCGGCTCGGAACGCGGGGATGAAGACTTGGTATGCAAAGACGAAAGCCAGAATCTACACGGGGAAGATTTGTGTTTGTTGCGGAGCAACGCCTGTCGAGCTAGACCACGTAGCGCCGTCTCCTCTCCCGCGATGGGACAGGAACTCGCAACTCACGATGCGTCAGTATCTCGGGAATCCTAGCAATTTCCAGTTCCTCTGCCGACCCTGCAACACCGCCAAGCGGGGAGGCCACACCTGCGTCCGACACCACAAGTATCTCGGCATCTGGAATCATCTTCCGAATCTGACTGACCTCGGTTAGTTCCTTAATGCTGTCGGGAACCCCATTCTCTGCACTTGGCTCAATCGAGATGGGTGGCCCGCAATCTTGATTCCGACACTGTGAGCAAGATTGCACCCGATACTTGGGTGCTTTGGACGGAAACCACTGAATATTACAGGGGCTGGGGCTATCGTGGAGGAACCAAGCCGCCCGAAACAGGGCAGCTAATGGTGGCCAGTCCCTATATTGACTGGTTCAACCTGACGTGGGGGCTCGCTCCGAACGCGGACATGCCGAAGTGGCGCTACATGTTCCGCGCCCGACCCGAAATCCGGCAGGGGATTGATTTGATGACTATCCTCGCGGTCGGCAAAGGTTTCACCATCACATGCGAGAAGAACAAGGAAATCGAGGCTTACGCTAACCAGCTAGTGAACCATCTTGGGATGAGGGACGTTCTCCAGATGGCGGTCTCGGACATGCTGGTCTATGGGCAAGCGTGGTTCGAGAAGATTCGGACTACAGCCTCTGAGAAGCAAGAGTATGAAGAGTTGGAACTTGCGCCCATCGAGAAGAGGGTTGAGGCTGGGGCGATTCCCAAGCCGACGCTGGGCAGGGAGTGGATGTATTCAGACTTCGATTTCAGCGAGGGCGACAGCATCGACAAGGTGAAGGACACCATCGAGGCTTACAACAAGGACATGCGCTCGATGGACAGGTGGATGGCGCAGAACGGCGGCGAACTGGTCCGGGTGTTCGCCAAGATGAAGCAGGACTATCATTCGTTCCTTGCGAAAGCCGAGTCCGCCGTCAGGAAACGGTGGAGGGCGCAGCAGAGCATGGGGCAGATTCCGCCGAAGGGCATGGGCGTGACCCCGCAGCAAGGCACGACAGGCGCCCCCGTGGTGATGGGGAGCATGGACGAGATGAGGGCCGGACTTGACAGGCCCGAGGCCGGGGAACTCGTGGAGCTAAAGCCCATCGACCCCATGTGGATGAGGGTCAACCGCGATGCGTTCAACAACACCATAGGCTACGTCCAGTGGGGATTGACCCCGATTCCGCAGGGGATACTCCCCGACAGGCTGGTCTACCTGAAGTGGATGCCGAAGTCGTGGGCCTACGAGAACGCGTATGGCACGTCGTTGTTGATGCCTGTCCAGAGGCATGTTTCACTTCTGATTCAGGCCGAGGAGGACATGAAGGTCTTCTGGCACCAGTATGCGAAGCCGATGCTCGTGGTGAGAGGCGGGACCGAGGAGAAGCCCTATCCTGTCCCTGCGCTCCAGAACCTGCAGTCCAAGTTCGCCGCTAGGCAACCGAACACTGATGCTGTCGTGCCGGGTGATGTCACCGTGGAGATGGTCCAGTCGGGGACTCGGAACACAGCTACCACGTTCGACGTGTGGGCCAAGTATCTCCGCGAGAAAATCTACGAGACCCTTGGTGTTCCTGACGTGCTGATGAACCTGCCAGGGGAGATGACTAGGGCAACCTCTGACGTGACCCTGCAAGCCTTCGTTGCGAAGGAGAGGATGATACAGGACATGATTGGGGAGCAGTTCTTGAAGCAGGTCATAGAGCCCGAGATTCGGAGGCACTTCGCTGGGAGGTTCAACCCCGAGGACATGCCCATCGTGAAGATAATGTGGCCGCCCATACTGACGGAGGACAGGAACAAGATTGCGGACAGGGTCGTGAAGACGGTCGGCAGGCCGATAGAGACGGTGAACGAGGGAAGGGCCGAGATTGGAGTTGAGCCGCTGCCTGACGCCAAATACGACATAATCCCTGATGCCCCCGCTACGGGGATGGGGCCGAACATGGCTCCCTCGAAGAACCCTGAGCAGAGCGAGTCCACGCGAACAGGTGCTGGCGAGGAGATGGCCTCGAAACTTGATAAGGGCAACAGCGACGCTGATGGCCCTGTCAGATAGTTGAGCTACGAGAAACTTCGGAAGATGGGCGTTCTAGCGGTCAATCCGAACTCGGTGGGCCATCCAGACCCCCGATTCCACGGTGTCCAGACCACGCACCCCGCCAAGTTGGTCTCCAACACGAAGTCTGACATGGCCCTGCTCGACCTCTACAGCAAGGGAGCGTTCAAGTTCGAGGATACTGGCAAGGTCTGTGCCGAGTGCGTCAACTACTACCCCGACCCCAACTTGGGCAAGGGGAACGGCAGATGCCGTGCTAGAGGGTTCATGCGCGTTAGTGAAGATACTCCTGCCGACCACCGCAAGAGCTGGACTAAAGATGGCGTGACGTTCAAGGATTTCCCAGAGTGCCCCCTGTTCACAGAACGCTCGCGGCTGTCGAGACGATGAACTGCCCTCGTGACGGCACCGAACTCAAGGAGCAGGCCGACTCCGCGCTGGACAAGGCCCTGATGCGCCTCCGATGCTCCAAGTGTCAGGGGACGTGGATTGAGCCGAGGCCCTACGGCAGATGAGCGAACAAGCAAAGAAGGCTTACGCGGCTGACCACCTGATTTGGAAACTGAGGAATCGAACCGTAATAGCGGGACGTACGACGAAGTGCCCTACCTGTCTTGAAAACGCTTGCACTACCCCATTCTCTGAGCATAAGTTCGGGCGAGACCCTCAAGGGAATGAGGGAGCCAAGATGAACTGTCCTAACTGCCCGTGTGAGGAATACTTAGAGACAGAAGAACCATGAAGGCTCTCATCACGGGTTGCACAGGTCAGGACGGCTCATATCTTGCCGAGTTGCTTCTCAAGAAGGGCTACGAAGTCCACGCTTTCATCCGCAGGTTCGAGTCCACCAAGAACATCGCCCCGATTCTCCCTCAGTTGAACGTCCACGATGTCGATTTGCTCGATTTCCCCTCCATGCTCGCGGCCATCCAGTCGGTGAAGCCTGACGAGGTCTACCACTTGGCTAGTCAGTCCTTCGTGGGCTCGTCCTTCGATTCCCCAGTCCACACGGGCGAGGTCACGGGCATGGGGACGCTTCGCTTGCTGGAGGCCATCAGGATGTCGGGGGTCAAGCCACGGATTTACAACGCGGCGACCTCGGAGATGTATGGCGGCGGCGAGAACCTCGACGAGTCCACTCCTTTTGCTCCCAAGTCGCCCTACGGGTCGGCCAAGCTGTTCTCCTACTGGCTCTGCCGCAACTACCGCGAGTCGTATGGGCTCTATGTCTCGAATGGGATACTCTTCAATCACGAATCAATCAGGCGAGGGTCGGAGTTCGTCACCAAGAGGATTGCCGAAGGCGTGGCTAGAATCAAGCGCGGCGAGTCGAACTTCGTGACGCTGGGGAACCTGACGGCCAAGCGTGACTGGGGCTGGGCTCCCGAGTATGTGGCTGGCATGGTCGAGATGCTGAAACTGGACGAGCCGACCGACATGGTGCTGGCGACTGGGGAGGCTCACTCCGTCAGGGAGTTCGCAACCGAGGCGTTCAAGGCCGCTGGCATCCCCTACCGTGTGCTGGTCGATTCTTCCCTGATGCGCCCCAACGACATCCAAGTCCTGTCGGGGAACCCTGCGAAGGCGCGGAGGCTCATCGGATGGGAGCCGAAGGTCAGGTTTACGGACATCGTTCAGAAAATGGTCGCTCACGAACTGGAATAGTTTCACGCTACTCTCCTACAATAACACTTAAGTAAGCCCACTCTGCTACTCGTAGGCATGGCAACGACAGTGACCTCGATGAAGGTGGACGACGAGGTTTGGAAGAGAGCCAAGAAGAAGGCCATCGACGAGGGGATTTCTTTACAGCAACTCGTGGATGAGGCTCTAAGAGCGAGGCTGACGAAGTGATGCCAATCTTCACCTACAAGGCGACAATCGTAGTGACTACGCGGGGGCAGCAACCGACAGTAGAAGGGTTCGCTGAGTTTCTGAGAGCCAAAACCAACAACTATGTCAGAGAAATCGAGGTAATGGAACTGTGAACATCCGCGACCTGCGCGACGGGATGCGGAAGGTGGATGTGGAGGGCGAGATTACCGAGGTCGGCGAACCGCGCCATGTAAACCTCAGAGACGGCGGCGAGGCAAGGACGGCCACAGTCGTAATCAAGGACTCTACGGGTTCTATCGACCTGACCCTGTGGGACGACAAGATTGACGAGGTGATGGTCGGCTTCAAAGTCAGAATCAGCAACGCCTACACCAAGTCCTACCGAGGCAAGTTGAGCGTGGACATCGGCAAGTATGGCAAGCTGGAAGTCCTCGAAGCGCAGACCAAGAAGGAGACACCCAAGGAGACCCACAGCACTCCCTTCGAGCCAGTCAAGGGGAACGCGCCTCTCACACACTACTACGCCAACGTCAAGGAGGTCCGCGAGTGCAACATGACGCAGGCCAACGACCTCATCGCGCAGGGCTGGACGTGGGAGGGCACCAAGGAGAGGGCATCTGACGAGGTCAAGGACGGAGCCGTGATTCATAATCATGGGTTTGTCTACATCGTCTCTCGTCGCTTCTAGGGGTGATTGCAGGGTCTGCAAAGGCCCTCTTTCGCTTCTTTTCGACTTGGGCTATCAGGAGGTCATCAACTTGGGCGACCGCGAACCCCTGAAGGCCCCTCTCACTGTGATGCGCTGTCAGTCGTGCAACTTAGTCCAGCTTGATTCGACCGTCAGCAAGGACTACCTGTTCAGGTCAGGCTACAATTACAGGAGTGGGGCTACCCAGACTATGAGGAGTCACCTGAAAGGGATTGTGGAGGATGTAATGAAACGCGCTCCGTGGAAGAGACAGCAAATCGTTGTAGACATCGGAAGCAACGATAATACGCTGTTAGGATTCTATCCCAACGAAGCAATCAAAATCGGATTCGACCCTGCTGGACTACAGCCCGACCCCATGATACCCCACATCACCGTCGAGAAGGATTTCTTTTCTGCCGACAGGTTTGAACAAGTCATGGCCGACTTCTGGCCTGATGAGGAGAGGCAAGCAAGCGTCATAACCTGTCTCAGCGTCTTTTACGACCTCGACGACCCCGACGCCTTCCTAGCGGATGTCAAGAAGGTGCTGGCCCCTGACGGGCTGTTCGTGCTCCAAGTCAACGATTTGGCTCAGACGCTCAGGAACAACGCGGTAGGCGACTTCGTGCATGAACATCTCACCTATTGGACTCTTGAGACGCTCCAGAGGGTTCTCAGGGACAACGACTTTGGCGTAGAGGACTACAAGTTGGGCCCCATCAACGGAGGCAGCGTCGTGGTCTATGCTCGGCACCTGACGAGGAAGAACGATGTCCCTTGGGCTCCCGGCGAGGACGAGTTGGACTTCTCAGGGTTCTACGACAGGGTGATGAACGCGGCCATCCGGACAAGGGCTTACACGCTCGGCAAGGTCGTGGACGTTCTGGGAGCCTCGACTCGTGGCGCGACCTTCATCCAGCTTGCGAACATCCAGGGGCGGTTCTGCGTCGAGAGAGACGATTCCAAGATTGGCAAGACCTACCTCGGCATGCCCATAGTCTCCGAGAGCCTCTCGTTCGCCAATCCCCCTGAGTGCAAGGTCGCCATGATTGGATGGTTCAAGGACGAGATGCTGGCGCGCGAGAAAGCGTTCTTGGATGGTGGAGGGACTGTCATCCTGCCCCTGCCGGAGCCAAGGTTGATTACGAAGGATGGGGAGAGGCCATTACCATGAAGCGCGACTCAATCCCTGATGAACTGGCCTTCTGCCCTCATGGGAAGCTGTGGGGCGAGTGCTGGGAGTGCCCGCCATGACGACCTCAGCCAAGCAGACGGGGAGCCAGAGATGAGCCCACTAAAGGTTGAATCCCTTGGCACACTGAAAGACTATGTCACCGACTTCCCTCAAGTGCCCGTCTTCTACCGCAGACAGGACTCCATCTTCGAGGTCTCGGCTGGCAAGGTCGCGTGGGAGGGCGAGTCGGACGACGAGCTTGAGAAGTGGCTCAAGGAGAAGGGGGCGAAGCGGATTAGCGGCTGGGTGGAGCTGTCCGAGCTGTTCGCCTAGCGGAGGGCTATCTCGATTATCTGACGGAAGTGCTTGCGGCACATCTCGACCCCGGCGAACCTGACGAGTTCCCCGTCGCATGGACCGAGGCCGCCCTTGAAGATGCACCCCAGATAAGAAAAAACCGGCTCGGCCATGCCCTAGTCGGCCTTCCAGGCGATGACCGTAGCCATGCTCCCGCCGCCAGCCGCAGCCGCCCCCAGCATCAACTTAGTCACCTCGGAAGCGGCCATCAGGGCGCGGAGGATGTCCCACGTCAGGAACAGTCCCCCGCCGACGGCGACGGCGAAGGAGACCGGCCCGATTGCCTTTCGGATTTTGCTGTTCATGGTCCCAGAGAAATGAGCCAGAATACTAACCTTTGTGGAGTGCAAAACTAGAGTCTGAATCTTGTAATTCTTGTGGGTTCCTCGGCTAAACCTCTTATCCGAGGCCGGGGAGACTGCTGATGAACACGATGAGCAACAACCAGTCGTCAGGACTGTTCGCCGCGCTAGACTTCATTGACTTCCTTATCGGCGGGGCTCTCGCAGTCGGTGGCGCCATCTTCGGCTACCTTCTGGGAGTCGCTCTCTACATCACAATCCTGTCAAGCTCTGCCTTCACATCCAGCGTCCCCATACTCGCAGCCGCAACCAATTCAGGCACCTTCCCAATCCTCTTCGCCTTCGGATTTGCCGCGCTCGGATTCTTCGTGGGCGTCGTGTGGTCGGCAAGCCACTCGCCCAACGGTTCGACCTCAGCCCAGACCATAGTAATCACAATCCCGCAAGCGGCGCTTCTCACAGCCGCAACCGCAGCCCAGAAGGAACAGCAACTAGCACCTACGGCGACCTCTCCAGCAGCAGGCCCGCCTTCGTAGCCGCGCCTTTTTTAGCGGCCCCTCTTTTTCTCTGGGCGTTGGACTCTCTTACCAAGGCCGCGATGAAGGATCATGTCGTGGACGGGGCCGTCGCCGGAGTCCTCGTCTCGTTCTTCATCCCGAAGCCGTTCGACGTGGTGGTGGCGGCCATCTGCTCGGGGATAGCGGTGGACGCCTGGGTCCATAAGTTCCGGCATTAGCTCTCGTTTTTATCGCACTCTCCCGCTGACATGGGCGTTGAGAGGGTTCCTTGACGTGCTGTCCGACTTCCTCGCTGCTGCCGAGGCGAACCCCGTCCCTACCCGCATCATGTATGCCGCCGACCTGAACTGGAACGTCCTGAAGAGGCTCGTCGAGTATTCCATGAAGCACGGCTACCTTGAAGAGAGGACCAA